AACCGGGCGAGCTACAAGACCTTCCATCTGGACGCGAGGGACAGCACCCGCGTATCTCAGGACTTTGTAGATACCATCATCCGTATGTACGGCGAGGACAGCGACGTGTTCCGCGTCCGCGTGGCGGGCGAGTTTCCGCTGGCTGAGGACGACGTGTTCATCCCCCTCCCGCTGGTGGAGAAATCCATCCATACGGAGTACCGGCCCAAGATCACTCCAGACCAAATTCACATCGGCTGCGACGTAGCCCGCTTCGGTGACGACAAGACCGTGATAGGCTACCGCACCGACGAGAAGGTCACCCTCTGGAAGAAGCGGCAGGGGCAGGACACCATGAAGACCGCAGACGACATTGTGCTGCTGGGTCAGCAGCTCGTGGAGAAATACCACCTATCAGCCAAGCGAGACCCCGGCATCCCCATCAAGGTGGACGACGGCGGCGTAGGCGGTGGAGTGGTAGACCGCCTCAGGCAGATAAAGCGCAATAACCCGGAGCGCTTCTGGTGGATGGAGATATTCCCGGTAAAGTTCGGGCAGAAAATCAAACACCGCTTCTATGACGACAGCACCACCTACATGATGTCCATCGTCAAGAGCCTGCTCAATCCCTTCGACGAAGAAGGGAACAAAAAACCCATAGAGCTGATACTGCCGGACGACGACAATCTGGTGGCACAGCTTTCCGGGCGCAAATACAACATGACGGAGCAGGGCAAGATCAGGATAGAGAGCAAGAAAGCAGTCAAGCAGCGCGGCAGTCCTTCGCCGGACGAGGCCGACTGCGTTCTTTTGCTATGCCTGCCGGTCAAGCTCCCGAAGAAAAGGAGGAATGTAACCAATGGCTAAGAAAAATGCCGATATCGGCGTGAAGATCATCAAGGCCGCACCCCGGCCTCAGCTCCACCCGGTTATCAAGGCAGAAACATCCACACAGGTCACGACGGAAGATGCCTTTAACGCTGGCGACTGGATAAGCCACCCCATCGACCTGCGCGGCCTGAAAGAGCTGGTCAGGAACAGCAACATCCTCCCGCAGTGCATCAGGGCCTACAAGAACAACATCTGCGGCTACGGTCTTGGAGTTCGCTATATCACCGACGACGAGGAGACCCCGGAAATGGCTGCGGAGTTCAACCAGCTCACAGAAATCCTTGAGCTGCTGAATGTGGAGCAGGACACCAAGGAGGTCTTTGAGGATCTGATTGAGGCCCGGGAGACCTACGGCATTGCTTACCTTGAGATCATCCGCAACCCCCTCACCGACACGGTGGAGGAAATCGTGTTCGTCCGGGAGGTTCCCAGCATCGACAAGACGATACCGCTGGAGCCGTATCTGGACTACACATACAACCATCATGGGGAGGAAACGGTACGGCAGAAGAAGTTCTGCAAATACCGGCAGACCATCGGTGGGAAGAAGGTTTACTTCAAGGAGTTTGGAGACCCCCGCATCATGGACAACCGCACCGGCGAATACGTCTCGGAGACCGAGGGGCTGGACATCCAGCACCGGGCCAACGAGATTATGGAGTTTGCCATCGGGACGGAGCCTTACGGGGAAGTTCGCTGGATAGGCCAGATACTCGGCGTGGACGGCGCAAAGCGGGCCGAGACCCTGAATAACAACTACTTCATCAACGGGCGGCATACCCCGATGATGATTATCGTCAAGGGCGGCACCCTGACGGATGACAGCTTCGCCAAGCTCCAAACCTACATGGAGGACATCAAAGGCGAGGCGGGACAGCATGCCTTTATCGTGCTTGAGACCGAAACCACGGACGGGCGCGTGGACTTCGACCAGACGGAGAAGCCGGAAATCGAGATTAAAGACCTCGCTTCCATCCTCCAGAAGGACGAGTTGTTCCAAAACTACATCGACAACAACCGGCGCAAGGTACAGTCGAGCTTCCAGCTTCCTGACCTTTACACCGGCTACACCACGGACTTCAACCGGGCCACCAGCCAGACGGCGCAGGAGGTCACGGAGGAACAGGTGTTCCAGCCGGAGCGCAAGAGCCTTGCTTGGGCACTCAATAACCGCCTGCTGAATGGCTACGCATTCAAGTACGTGGAGTGCTACTTCCTTGAGCCGGACATCACCAATCCGGACGACCTGTACAAGATTTTGACCGTCTGCAACAATGCCGGAGGCCTGACCCCGAACAAGGCGAAGGAAATCCTCTTTGAGGCCATGGGCGGCGTGGCAGAGCCTTATGACGGAGACTGGGGCGACACCCCGCTGGCAGTCTCCCGGAATCAGGGCGGCGGGCTGAACCTTGAGGGAATCTCCCTGAGCCTCAGCAAGCAGATCGAGAAAGCAGCCGCCAACCACGACGACAGCGTAGTGGCGGTCATGCGGGAGGGGCGGAACCTGCTCAAGCAGATGGAGCAGAAGGAGGCTGAATAATGTGCCTGAAATGCCAAGGGCTGATAAAGGCCATTGATGCCTACCTCGCAAAGGCAGACAACGATCTGCAAGACCAGCTTGAGGCAGAAGGGTACGTCAAGCCCAAAAAGACCGTGCAGTACATATCCGACATCGAGGGGCAGTTGGAGCTTTCCTTCGCTGCGGAAAATGACTGGATTATAGAGCAGGCCGAGCAGAGCCTTGACCTTGCGACATTCGCTCAGGACGTATGGCCCGGAATCAAAGCCCAAGACCTTGACCCGCTGCGGGTGGAGCTGGTGAAGACCTTCAAGGAACAGTTTTCTGCATTCATGCCGGAGTACGTCAGCTATTACGTCCAGCGGACGGATAAGGAGCTGATAGTAGACCGGCTTTCCAAGCGGGCGCAATCCTTCATTGAGGACTGGTCGAAGGGGCTGGGCGAAGTGATGCAGCTCACCTCCCACAAGGAGATAGAAAGCATCCTGACGACCGGCCTCGCCAACGGCGACGGCGTAGCAGAGTTTGCTCTTGCCATCCGGGAGGCCGGAATCCGAGACCCCTACTGGAAAGCGCGGCGCTGCGCAATCACCGAGGTGCTGACGGCGCACCGGGCGGCGCAGCAGGAGGCTATGATGCAGTCCCCGGTCGTGACGGATAAGTACTGGCACCACACCGGGGCCTACCGCAACGAGCCGCGAGAGAACCACGTCGCCATGGACGGGCAGCGGGTCAGGAAAGACCAGTGCTATACCCTGATTGGAGCTGACGGAGGCGTGTACAACCCGCTTTACCCCGGAGATACTTCCCTGCCCCCGGGCGAGCGCATCAACTGCCACTGCATGAGCATTGAGGTAGTGGACGAGGCGATCTTCGGCTATTCCCTTGAGGAACGCCAAGCTATGCGCCAAGCCGCCATTGATGAAATGGGCTGGAGCTGGGAGGCAGAGCTGGACGCGGCAAACAAGGCAAAGGCCGGGATCGAGGAGGATGCCGTTTAATGGCGCTCTCGTGGCCTCTGCTGCCGTTTGCGTTTTGGGTAGGGATTTTACCGTGGGGGCAAAAAGAAACGCTCCCTGCGCCCGTCACGGGTGTTCTCGTGGCGATTATCGCCATAACAGCGGTCTTTACCGCGCTTTGCGTGGTTAGACATAGATATGCCACTCAACGAAAGGAGGTGAAAGAAAGAGTGAAGAAATTGAAAAAGGCATATGAGATCACAGATGCAAAGATTCAATTCGTCTCACTCGTAGACAAGGCGGCGAATATGCGCCAATTCCTGCTGACGAAAGCCGAAGACGGGAAGAAGCCCTTCGCCACGTATGGTCGCATTGTGAAGTCTGACGCGGAGACCCATTGGGTGACCGGCATTGTCTATGAGCCTATGGTCGAGGATGCTCACAGCAATTTCATGACGGAGGACGAGATCACGAAAGCGGCCTACTGGTACGCCAAGAACGGCGACAAGGTAGACCTGCAGCATAGCTTCGAGCCACTGGGTAACGCCTGCGTAGTGGAGAGCTGGATCGCCAAGGCCGACTTCCAGATTGGAGACGAGAGTGTCAAGAAAGGCACATGGCTCATGACAATGGAGATTGCCGATGATGAAATCTGGTCAGCGATTGAGAAAGGTGAGTTCACCGGATTCTCGATGGGTGGCGTAGGCAATTACAGTGAGGAGGATACCGATTTGAATAACAGCATCGAGAAGGGACAGGAACCCGGCAAGAAAACCCTGCTCATGCAGCTTGCGAAAGCCCTCGGCTTCTCCATGGTAGAGAAGGGTGAAGTAGCGGAGCTGTACGTCAGAGCATCACCAAGGCCATCGGCGGGGACGAGCAGGATGTCCAGAAGTCAGGCAAAGCCCTGTCCAAGACCAACAAGGAAAAGCTGAAAGGCATTTGCGACAGCCTGACGGAGTTCCTTGCCGCCTTTGAAGACCCCGAGGACGACGAAGGGACCGTAACCAAGGCAACAGAAACCGAGCCGTCTGCGGGCGGCGAAACTATCCAGAAGGAGGAAACCGATATGACCAAAGCAGAAGTTGAGCAGATCGTCGCTGAGGCGATCACCAAGGCGCTGACCCCGGCTCAGACGGAGACCACCCCGGCCCCCGCTGCGGCTGAGACTCAGCCTGTCGAGAAGCAGGAGCAGCCCACCGCTGCGCCTGAAATCACCGAGGAGGCCATCGAGAAGATGGTGACTGCGGCGATTGAAAAGGCCCTTACCCCCAAGGAGGAGCCTGTCACTATGGAGAGCGTGGAGAGCATGATTACCAAGGCGGTCAATGATGCACTCGCTCCTGTACTCAAGATGAAGGGCCTGCCGACCAACATCGACAGTGCCAAGCAACCCGTCGAGAAGCAGGCCGACGAGCCTCACTATCTCACGGGTATTCTCTGATGCAGAGAACCACCACCAGATAAAGGAGGAATATCGAAATGACTATTGAAGAAATCATCCGCAAGGCCATTACGACCGGCGACCTGACCCCTAACGCGGGCCATGGCATCCTGAACCCGGAGCAGGCCCGCCGCTTCATCCAGCAGACCTTCGACGCGACCAACCTTTCCCCGTTGGTTCGTCATGAAATGCGCACCGCCCGCAGCGGCGAGATCGACAAGATCGGCATTGCCGCCCGTATCGTCCGTCCCAAGACGGAGAACACCGACGATGGCTACCGCGCGCAGCCCAAGCACGGGAAGCTGGAATACAGCACCACCGCCGTGCGCCTGCCGTGGGAGATCACCGAGGAGGCCCTGCGCGAGAACATCCAGGGCCAGAACTACGAGAACATCGTCACCAACCTGATGACCACCCAGCTCGGCATCGACCGTGAAGACCTGATGATCAACGCGGACACCGCCACTCCGTCCACCGACGATGACTACGACTTCCTCAAGGTCAACGACGGCTGGATTAAGCAG